TCACTAACCCTGTCGATGGAGCAGGTGATTTGAAGACACCGTTTATGGTACAGGCGGCTCAGATTCCGGCGGCTGAACTTGGTGTAATCGAAGTTCCATACTTTGGTCGTAAAGTAAAAATCGCAGGTGATCGTACATTTGCTGAGTGGACAGTTACAGTTATCAATGATGAAGACTTCTTGATTCGTAACGCTATGGAAGCATGGATGGCGGCAATCAACTCTCACGAAGGTAATGTAACTTCTGGTGTTGATTACAAGAACCAAGCACAGATTACTCAGTACTCGAAGACTGGTGCGCCATTAAGAACTTATAACTTTAATGGTTTGTTCCCAACCAACATTGGTGAAATCACTATGGATTGGAACACAACTGATGAAATTGAAACATTTGAAGTAACTTTCGCATATGACTGGTGGAACGTCTCTGGCGGTACTACTGGTGATGGCGGAACTAACGCTTAATTGATAACGATAATTTAAGGGGAGA